ATTGAGTTCAGTGAAACCAATCCATTTGGAATGCCCTGATACAAATTTGTTAAATAGTAGTATTACCCCAGCATGATAAGGCGATGTTTGAATATTTTTATAACGAGGTTTTCAGGTCTGTTATCATAGGGTTTGGTTCTCTTTTTAATGGAATAGAAATCAAGCATAAAGATTCTTCAGATGACAGTGTTAGTATTGTCAAGGTTCCTCTCGCCTATGGACCAACTCAGAAATTTTTAGCAAGATTAGAACAGCAACCTGATCTAAACAAACCTGTTCAAATGACACTGCCCAGAATATCATTTGAATTTATTGGTGTGCAGTATGATGCCTCAAGAAAGACCACTCAGACACAACAGTTTTTTGTTGAAGATCCAGCAGCTGGATCAAAAATAAAAAAGGGATATTTGCCTGTTCCATATAATATGTCAATTGAATTGAGCATCATGTCAAAATTAAATGATGATGCTCTACAGATACTTGAACAAATCTTACCATTTTTTCAACCTGTTTATCATTTGCCAATTAATTTTCTTGGCAACTTGAAAGAGAAAAAAGATGTGGCAGTTCAACTTGACAGCATTAGCATGGAGGATGATTATGAGGGTAATTTTGATACAAGAAGAGCACTTGTTTATACACTGAGATTTACTGCCAAGACCTTTGTCTTTGGTCCTATACCTGATGTTACTGATCAAGTTATCAGAAGAGTTCAGGTTGGATACATTGCTGGTGAAAGTTCCAGATCATATGATAGAGATCTTACTTATAAAGTTGTCCCCAGGGCAACAAAAGATTATGATCAATCTCAAATTTCACAACTTAGTGAAGATATAGATCTGACTGAAACAATAATTACTGTTAGTGATGGATCTAAATTTACTGCCAATACTCATATTGATATTGATAATGAGAATATGAAGGTTATGAAGATCAGTGGTAATGATATCACTGTGAAGAGAGGTCAGGATAATACCACAGCAGCAGAACATGTTTTGGGTGCTCCAATATTCAGTATCACTGCTGCTGATGCTGAGTTGATTGAAGTTGGTGATGACTTTGGATTTGATGGTAATGTAATCTGATGGAAGATGATATGATTGATGTAACACCAACTGATAAAAAAATTGAGAAAATAAAATCTCAAAGTGAAGATATTAAAAAAGATTATGAATATACACGTGGAAATTTATACTCAATTATTGAAAAGGGACAGGAAGCCATTAATGGTATTCTTGAACTTGCTCAAGAAAGTGAAATGCCAAGAGCATATGAGGTTGCTGGTCAATTGATTAAAAATGTTTCTGATGCCACTGACAAATTAATGACTCTTCAACAAAAACTTAAAGAAGTTAACACAGAGGAGAAAAAAGGTCCAACAAATGTGACCAATAATGCCTTATTTGTGGGTTCAACTGCTGAACTTCAGAAGTTATTAAAGAATAACTCAACTGAAGACTCAAATAAATAAAGATAAAGAAAATGGAGATGTTAGGTATCAAAATAAGCACTTTTATGGTCCAATAAATAAATAAAACCCACTTAAAATGGCTAGACAAGGCATAAGTACTGGGTCAGCACCTAATGATGGAACAGGTGATAGTCTATTAGTTGCTGCCAGAAAAATTAATGAGAATTTCAGTGAACTCTACGGGGTTGTTGGAGATGGCACGACTGTAGGTAGTGCTTCTTTCGCTCAAATTGTCGCTAGTGGGATTATTACTGCGTCATCTTTTAAAGGTGATGGTGCAGGACTAACTGGTGTTACTGCTGAAAGTTCAGGAATCAGAATTAATAGTGATGATACTTTAGTTGGTGTTGCAGCCACCATTAATTTTGGAACAAATCTTTCTGTCACATCACTATCTGCTGGTATTGTAACCATAAGTGCCTCTGATGTTGGCATAACAAGTATTTTTCAAGATGCCACACCAAGGTTAGGTGGAAATCTTGATTTAAATGGAAAATTAATATCTGGAACTGGTGATTTAAATCTTACTGGTGTAATCACTGCTACAAGTTTTGTAGGTGATGGTACTGGATTGACTGGTGTTGCATCAACAGATAATATTATTACAGGCACTGCTGCCACATTTACAAATGTAGTAAAAGTTGGCACAGCAATCACTCTTGATGCAAGTAGTGGCATTATCACTGCTACAAGTTTTGATGGCACATTATCCTCATCTAATTTAAGTGGTGCTCTACCAGCATTAAGTGGAACACTTTTAACAGGTATTGTTACAAGTATTGCTGCTGGATCTAATATCAATATTAGTGGTGGGACTGGAGAAGTTACCATTACAGGTTTAGCAAACACTGCTACAATATCTGCTGATAGTTTAGTTGTATCTGGTGTAAGCACATTAGGATCAGTAGAGTCTGGGCAGATAAATTCTACTGGTGTTATTACTGCAACCAGTTTTGATGGCAATGTATCTGCATCCAATCTTAATGTTGGGACAATTCCTGCAGGTAGATTCCCCACCACACTGCCAGCTGTCAGTGGTGCTGATTTAACAGGCATTGTCACAAGTATTGCTGCTGGGTCCAATATCAGCATCAGTGGTGAGACTGGTAAAGTTACAATCACTGGACTTGCAAATACTGCCAATGTTACAGCAGATAGTCTAGTAGTAAGTGGATTCTCCACATTTCAGAATGTTTCAATTGCTGGAACACTTACATATGAAGATGTAACTAATATTGATTCTGTTGGTGTTATTACTGCCAGAAAGGGTGTAGTTTCTGCAGGTGTGGTAACTGCTACTGTTTTTGATGGTTCTGGTGCAAGTTTAACAAGCATACCTGCTGGTCAATTGACTGGTGCTCTACCTGCCATAAGTGGTGCTAGTCTGACTGATCTTCCATCAAGTGGGATTGGTACACAAGGAAGTATTAATACATCAGGTATCATCACAGCAACTAGATTTACTGGAGTTGGTGGGTCCATGACCCTTGGTACACCAACAGATAGTAGTTTTATAACATCTGGTGCTCTTAACACATTTACATCATCTACTAAGATTGTTGATGGTATTGATGATCTCAATGAGGTCATCTTCAATGTCATCAAAAACACAGCAGTGACAGATGTAGATTTTACTGGTGATGTAGTTTCTGGTGGTTCACCATTGAATGTCACTCTGACAATTACTTCATCTGGAAATGCAAACAGATTTGACATTGATTGGGGAGATGGTAGTGCTGATAATGGAACAACTGATTCAACTCCATCACATACCTATAATCAGGCAGGAGGTGCCAATAATACTGTAGTTGTCACAGCAAGAAACAATTCTGGTGTTGGTGCTGGTCATAGTCAAAGTATTTCCAAAGCTGATTTTATCACAGTATTCACACCAAACCCTGGTGTAGCATTCTCTATGTTTGCTGCTGTATCAGGAGGATCCTCAATTTCTAACTGGGATAGTGGAACTCCAGTATATCTTGAAAACTCAACAACTAATGTTGCTGGATTTGCTGTCACATATTCACTTAACTGGGGAGATAGCACCACAGAATTTATTGCTTCAAATGCTGCTCCTGGTGGTGTTGGTGGTGCTAGAACAGTTCACACATATAGTAATGCATCAGAAACAGACACAGCATATAATGTCAATCTTCAACTGAGCAGTCATCCTGCAGCAGACCCAAGCCAAATACCAACATCATCTACCAACACATTCAAGGTATATGCAACTCATACACCCACTTTTACTCAAACAAATATTATAGGTATCAACACATCATCATCCTCTGGATTTGCTGTCACCTTTACAAATACCACTGAGAGCACGATTGGTAGTTTTGCTGCCTTTGGTAACACATACAGATGGACTTATGGTGATGGATCTACAGACAATGTAAATGTTGGAAGTGGAGCAGCTGGTGATACAGGAAATACTATTGCTCATACATTTACTCTGTCTGACAATTCAGCAGGTACAGCATCAACATTTGCCACAAACTTAAGAGCAATTACTGACCACTCTTCTTCACCATTTATTTCACCAAATGTTGTTATCACAGTAGAACCTGAGGTAAGATCAATATTTACTGGTATAGCAACCATAGCAAGTGATAAGACTGGTGATGATGCTCAGGATCTTTATGATGGAACAGATGTATTTGGAAGAAATAGAAGAGTTGGTATTTTCACAAATACATCTCACAATGCTTCTGATTATGTGTATAGTTATGGTGATGGCAGTACTAATGATACCATTGCTAATAATGGAGTTCCTGGTGGTACAAGTTCGCCAATCTTCCATACATTCCAAGGAAGTACAGGTAGTAAAGTAGTAACACTGACTGCTAATGGAACACCTGTGACAATTGTTCAGAATGGAAAGCAGAGTTCAGTTACAATGACTCTGAATGCTGTGCCAACTGCCCCAACAGCAATTACAGCATCATCACTCTCAATGTCCAGTGGTTCACAGGGAACAAGTCCTGCTCTATGTGCTAATTTTACAGGTAATCATGCTGGTGTTGGTATTGCTACTGGAACATCAGTCACAAGAATTGCTACTACTTCTCCTGTAGTTACAGGAAGTCTATCAAACATAAATGGATCACATAGTGGTAATCTGTCAGCACAAATTAATGGTGTAGGTATAGGAACAACCACATTTAGCACAGCAGTTGGTGAGACTGGTACGTTTAATGATTTGATTGTCTCAGCAGAGGGTGATGCTCATGATAGAATTTCAGCAAGCACATTCCCAACAGGATTCTACCATGTATTCACTAGTAATATTTCCAAACCACTAGGTGAAATATCAACAGGATTAAATGACTTTGCATTGAAT